CGATGTAAACAGCGGCAATTTGATAGTATTGTGGTTATGTAACACACTAGCAGGAACAGACAAAAATGTAGACATATATGTAAACTCTAGGGTTAGATACCTAGACCAATAAATTAGAAATCCTCATAGTAGAGTCTGTAAAGTTTTGATTGGGTTCTAAAGTGAACACATAAGTTAGAGGTTCTAGTATGATGGTTTCTACTTTTTTATAGGTAGCGTGAATACGTGTAGAGGATAGGAGATGACACGTATATCCTCTACATGCTTCACGCAATTTAGACCATCGCAAATAAGACCCACATGACAGCTCGCCGCTGGAGGCTTGTGACAAACCGGCCGCTGGCCCTTGCGTAGCAACAGCCGTAGGCCGCTTGCGCAGCTTGCGGCTGGAGGCTGCTTGCGGAGCTTGGGACTACTAACGCCCCCCTGATACCCTATTGATTGGGGTTCGCGCGGGGGCCTTGACACTAGCGCTGCGGCAAAGTAGATCAATACATGATTCGACCAATAGGATTAATTCCTAAATTCCGTACTTACATTTCCACCTCCCACATTTTATTTGTCCATTTTTTGTTCACGGGCATCCAAAACGCTTCCATCAGTATTACCTGGAAGCGTTTTGGATTGGATATCCAAAATGGACAGTAGACTACGATCAAAATATTGGTGCTATACCCTAAACAACCCTGCTCCGAATTACGAGTTGCCGCCAGCCGACTTATGGACATATCACATATATGGCCGCGAAGTCGGCGAAAGTGGCACTCCACACCTACAAGGCTACATAGAGATGACCCAATTAAGAAGTCTGGCTTATATGAAGACGATACTCCCTGGTGCTCATTTGGAAAAAAGAAGAGGCACTGGACTAGAGGCATCCGACTACTGTAAGAAGGATGGCGACTTCGAAGAATATGGTACCATAGCCCCTCCTAGAGGAGCTGCTGGTGGCGCAGCCACCAAGCGACGCTATGAGGAGGCTTTCGAGTTGGCTAAGAATGGAGATCTAGATGGCATAGATAAGGACATGTTAACACAACACTATCATGCCTACAAAAGGATAAGACAAGACTATCAAGTGGCTCCTCCTCCCCTAGACGAAGTATGTGGGCATTGGTATCAAGGCCCACCGAATACTGGAAAGTCGTATACTGCCAGAGAGCGATATCCTGGATACTACGATAAACCCTGTAACAAGTGGTTTGATGGTTATCGCGGAGAAGAAACCATCATACTAGATGACTTTGATCATCAACACAAAGTATTGGGACACCATCTGAAAAGATGGGGAGATCGCTATGCCTTTCCTGCGGAACAAAAGGGCACCACTATACAAATAAGACCAAAGAGAATAGTGGTAACTTCAAACTACAGTATAGATGAGATCTTCAGCGAAGATCCACTCCTTGTGAAGGCATTGAAAAGGAGGTATCTAGTAGAAGAGTTTGATGAAGTATATACGGCAGATAAATAAAGAGCATTTTATCAATTTTATTTGAGTATAAATATCTAATATACGGGGTATTCAATTAAATTAAAGAAATATGAAGCGAAGACGTTCTACTGGGGAATATGAGAATAAGCCTTTCAAAAGGCCACGTTATCAAACTCCCACTGCTGGAGTTAAAACAAAATCCTTCGTTCCTTTAGCCCGAAGGGGTTATAGATTGAACAATGTGGAGAAGAAGGTCTTCGACACTCAGATGTATACAGATGTATCAGCTGCGGGTGCATTCTACGCCCTATGCCTACCTGTACCTGGAGCTGCGATGAATCAGAGGATAGGCCGAAAACTAACTATAAAGAGTGTACAATTCAAGGGAATTGTACAATTAGAGTTAGCAGCAACACCTACTGGTGCGGTGACCGCTGAATCGAATCATCTGAGGATGATATTGCTATATGATAAGCAACCGAATGGAGCTTTACCCGCATTGACGGATGTACTAACTGGAGGACAAACTGTAAACGATCTATTCAATATAGATAATAGAGACAGGTTCTCTATTTTGAAAGATAAGGTGTGGTCTTTTGACCCTATGATATATGATTCTACAAATGGTGGTTACGCCTGGAACAGGACCTGTGCATATATAAAGATGTACAAGAAGTTAAACCTAGAAACTATCTTTAACGCAGGAACTGCAGGAACCAGTGCCGATGTAAACAGCGGCAATTTGATAGTATTGTGGTTATGTAACACACTAGCAGGAACAGACAAAAATGTAGACATATATGTAAACTCTAGGGTTAGATACCTAGACCAATAAATTAGAAAT